AAATAGAGTGCCTAATGTCTCATGCGGCGTTTGTTAACACTGAAAGCAGCAGAAAGATACAATATTTCTACCAAAGCTACAACCATATAGACAACGACCGTTACTACAAGTTCGTGTCTGACGGCTCTATAAGAGGCAACAACCCTATTGAGTGCGTGTCGCCTGTATTGACCGGCAAAAAAGGTTTTGAAAGTTTAGAGAATTGCTGCAAGGCTCTGAATGAGGCCGGCGCACAAGTGAATGTCTCTACAGGCTTGCACGTTCACATTGGCGCACAGAACTTGACAGATGAGGCGTATATCAACGTATTTGTCAATTATCAAAGGTTAGAACGTGCGATTGACAGCTTTATGGCAAATTCAAGGCGTGGCAACGGCTGTCGCTGGTGTCATAGCCTTATAGGGCGCAATCTTGGTCTTTGCAGGACAAAGGACACCTTGCTTTATGCTTTGAACAATGACAGGTATTTCAAGGTGAACCCTTATTCATACGAAAGACACAAGACCATTGAGTTAAGACAGCATCAAGGCAGCACTGATTTTGAGAAAATATCTAACTGGGTTAATTTCTGTGCGAAGTTGGTTGCGTGGTCAAAGAAGAACAGGCTGCAAAACGAAGTGGCTTCAATAGATGATATACCGTTCTTGACGGTGAAAGAAAAATCTTATTTCAAATCACGTGCTGAGGCTCTTCGTTGAGCCTTTACGCTTTAAACCACCAAACATTATGTGCGTAATAATAGTAAAGAAAAGAGGCGTGCAAATGCCTACTGATGAGACTTTATACAAGGCTTATTTGGCAAATCACGATGGCTGCGGCTTTGTCTCTGAAAGGCGTTTTTATAAAAGCCTTTCGTTCAATATGTTTCTCAAGCACTTAAAAGAAGTGGGCGAAGATGAGAATTGCATCATACATTTTCGCCTTGCGACAAACGGCAGCGTGTGCGACCGCAACTGCCACCCGTTCAGACGGGGCGATTTGTTTTTCGCCCACAATGGCATCGCCAACATCTTTGTGCGTAATGACATGACAGACAGCGAGACATTGCTTAATGATGCGATTTACCCTGCGTTTATGCGTTACGGCTATCATAGCCAAAAATTTGACAATTCGGTGCGCTCTGTGCTGGGGTGTTCAAAGTTCGCATTGATGAACAAAGGCGAAATAAAGCTGTATGGACATTATCAACTATTGGACGGCCTATATTTCTCAAATTTACGCTGGTTTTATTGCACAAGAAAGCTTTTGTGCTAATTTCGGCAAGACGAAGACGCGCAAAATATTGAACTTTTGCTAATTTTGCCGTATTCATCGCGGGTTGGAGCAGTTGGTTAGCTCGCTACTTTGACTTGGTAGAGGTCGCAGATTCGAGTTCTGCACCCGCAACAAAAAAATAAGAACAGAATGAAAACACTTACATTAAGCATCAAGCAGAAGTATTTTGACGAGATACTTTCAGGCAAGAAGACACATGAGTGCCGTGAGATACGCCCCACCAATGCAAAGCGTTACATCAAGTACGTTTGCGGCGGCAAAGAATATGACGCTGACGCTGAATTGCCCGAAGAGGGCGAAATCGAGCTGAAACCCATTAAGTACGATGCCATAAAGCTGCTTACTGGCGCGTATTCGGGCAAACGCCCTTACATCATAGTTGGGGTTAAGAAAGCCGAGGTAGTTATATTCACTGACGATAACGGCGAAGATATTGTTTACACATACAATGGTGAAGAATACCTTGCAGCCCAGATGGACTATACTTTGGGCAAAATATTAGAGACGCATTTAGAAGTTTAACATTATAAATTTAAAGCTGAGTCGCAAGAAGAATTAACAGAACAGCAGGGCCGCGCCGCAACATGAACGGCGCGGGCTTAGGCGGCAGGTTGGTCGCAGCCCGTGGCAATCAAGCCGCACAGGGACGTACATCACAGTTAGGCAGCCGCAGGCAGCGTTATTCAGACATCCGCAGCGCATTGGGATTGTCGCAAGGTTAGGCTATGACGCTGCAGGAGACCACGCAAAAGAGCATTGACGCTATCAGAGAGAAATCCGACAGCGCGATACTCTTTTGTTCTCTCGGCAAGGACAGCTTGGTGTTGCTGGATTTGATTTACCCTAAGTTCAAACGTATTGTATGTGTATTCATGTACTTCGTCAAGGATTTGAAGCACATCAACCGATGGATTGGGTGGGTTAAGGCTAAATACCCGAACATCACGTTTGAGCAAGTGCCGCACTGGAACTTGACGTACATTCTCCGTAGCGGTTTATACTGCGTACCGCAGCCAAAGATAAAGCTGTTGAAGCTCGCCGACGTGGTTAAGGCTATGCAGCTGAAATACGGCATACGGTACACGTTCCTCGGCATGAAGAAAGCTGATGGCATGAACCGCAGGATGATGCTCAACACCTACAAGGAGAACGGCTACGAGAACAACGGTCTCGTCTATCCGCTGGCGGAATGGACGCAAAGGGACATCTTGAGCTACATGAGGCAGCACAGGTTGCCCGAACCCATCCGCTACTCGCTGAAAGCGTCAAGCGGTGTGGGCTTCAACCTTGACTGCTTCCTATGGCTCGAAAAGAACTATCCACAGGACTTGCGGAAAATCTACGAGGTATTCCCTATGTCCGAGAGAATATTATACGAATATCATAACAAGAAAAAGGAGTAAGTCGAGTCAGAAGAAAATCGGCAAGAGATATAAGTAAACAGTTTAACAGAGCTTATATTGAAGCCTCTCGGTACGGGAACAGTTATGTGAATCCCAGAAGAGCGAGAGTGATAGATGCGGCGCAGTCTGCAATGAGAGTAAGAGGAATATCACCGCTTTCCCTCATTTCATCCCCTGAAAAACGGATAGGGACAGGCCGCTTTGCAATGAGTAACGGATAACAGGATAACGATATGGAATTAAGCAAGTATTTCAACAGCGAGACAACAGGGGTGATGCGCTCCCAGATAAAGCTCTCGGAGTACAATCCTCGCACCATATCCGAAGACGGCAAAAAGCAGCTCAAACGCAGCATAAGAAAATACGGCGTGGTGGGCGGCATCGTCGTAAACAGGCAGACGGGCAACACCGTGGTTGGAGGGCACCAGAAAGTTAAAGTGCTTGACGAACTGAACAAGTACCCCGAAAACGACTACCGCCTGAAAGTAGAGATGGTGGATATTGACCTCAAGACGGAGAAACAGCTTAACATCATCCTCAATAACCCGAATGTAGGAGGTCAGTGGGATTATGACGCACTGGCTCGCCTCGTTCCCGACATCGACTACAAGGATGCGGGACTGACGGACGCAGACCTCAACATGATAGGCTGCGACTACCTCTTGCAGACGGAAGAAGAGAACGACATCACAAGCGACCTCGACAACCTCATAAAGCCCCTCACCGAGCAGCGCGAAGCCGAGAAAGCACAAAGGCAGGCTGAGCGTGAGGCGAAGATTGCCCACATGAAAGAGGTCAAGCGGCAGGTCAAGGAGGGCGCACAGAAGCAGGTCGAAGACATGGAAGCCTACGTCATGCTCTCTTTCGACACCTTCAAGGCCAAAGCCGCCTTTATGCAGCGTTTCGGCTACGACCCCTATATGAAAATCATCAAGGGAGAGGTGTTCGACGGACAAGTAGAACGTATTGAATAACCATTAAAACAAGGAGGACAAAACAGTCAAAAGGAAAAGTGTTAACGACATAATGAACCAAGCCAACAGTCTTATGGCAAGGGCGGGGGGGCGCACCGACCGTATAAGGCAAACGGCATTTCGGTATTATGCCAATATCAGAAAAGCCGCAGGGAATTTCAACTATAATGACGACAGGTCTTTTGAAAAGAAATACTCTCGTCGTGTCTATATGGGTCTCTCCAACGGCTAAGCGATAGCAGATGGGCGAGGGTATCTTGATATACGGGCTTGGAGGTAGAAAAAGGCGATACACGAGAGATCTGCAATCCTTTGCCGACAAGATATTGGCGCGAGGGGGGGGGACATTACTATAACAAAGTCGTTTCTATTGGCGTTGTCAACAAAGCAGATATGAACTCACTACAATATCAGAGAGTAAAATAAAAATAGGGGCTTTCGCCCCTTTAGTGAAATAGCGAGGGAGTCGAACCCTGCAATATGCCGCCTTTTGTGAAGCCTCGCTACCGATGCGACCATCATTTCACACCGCAAAGATACACATAATATTTCTATTTGGCAAAATATTAAAGTAAAAAAATGGCAAGAACACCTAAATTCGACTACGACAGCGATGACTTCTACGATGAGATACTCGCCCTCTCCATGCAAGGGATGACAGATGCGGAGATAGCTGATGCCCTCGCCAACAAGTTCGGCAACAGCCTCTCGCCCGAACGCTTCAACTGCATGAAGAACGGCACGTATGACAAGTGGACTGCGAAAGAGAACAAGCGGCGAAGCGAGCGTTTGGGTAAAGTCTTAGCGCGAGGGAGAAGAAAGATAACCTCAATAGTGCGCGGGGCGTACCTC